CAGATTCAAACCGATTCACGCCAAGGCCTCAACCCAGGACGGTCTCAACCCTTCGCACGTCGGACTCGACGAGATACACGCGCACAAAACTGCCGACCTGCTGAACGTTTTGACTTCGGCCGCCGGCGCGCGGGGCAACCCGCTTTGGCTCTACACCACCACCGAGGGCTACACGAACCCCGGGCCGTGGGCTGAAATCAGGATGTTCGCCAAGAAGCTTCTGTCTGGTCTTTTTGGTCACACAGCCGATCACTTCCTGGTGGTGTTCTACGCGGTCGACGACGAGGACAAGAGCCTTGGCATAAAGGCTGACGAAGAGTTCGACGAATCCTGCTGGATCAAAGCCAACCCGCTGATGGATGTGAACCCGCACTTGATGGCGGCGATCCGGAAAGAGTCGGTGGAAGCGAAGCAGATGCCGTCGAAGATGGCCGAGTTTCGCATCAAGCGCCTGAATCGCCCGGCATCGACCGCTGATGGCTGGGTCGACCTGAACAAGTGGCAGCGCTGTGGTGGCGAGGTCGATCTTGATTGGCTTTCACAATATCCGTGCTGGGGTGGGCTCGACCTTGCTTCGACCACGGACATCACGGCCTTCCGGCTGGTTTGGAATGTCGATGGCGTGCTCTACACCTACGGGTGGCGCTGGGCCCCAGAGAGTGCGGTGGCGTTCCGTACCGAGCGCGGCACCGTTCCGTATGCCTCATGGGTCGAGTCTGGTCTGCTCAAACAGACCGAGGGCGATGTCACTGACTACGCCGTGATCGAGGCGGACGTGAAAGCGGTCTGCGAGCGCTTCAACGTCCAGGCCATTGCCTATGACAAATGGAACGCCAGCGATCTGGTTAACCGCTTGGTGGCGGCCGAGCTTCCCATGATCGAGTTCATCCAGGGGCCGAAGTCATATCACCCAGCCATGCAGGCGCTGGAGCTTGCATATATCGCCGGCAACCTTGTTCACGGCGGCGACATGATCCTCAACTGGTGTGCGTCGAACCTGATTGCTCGGCGCGACGACAACTTGAACATGGCTCCCGACAAAAAGCGCTCAGCAGACAAGATCGATGACATGGCCGCATTGCTGATGGCGGTGGGCGTGTCGATTTCCGGGCAAGAGCAGCCCCTAAATGACCTCTTTGTGGTGCTGTGATGTTCAATTTTGGCAAAGCAAAAAAGCTGGAGCAGGAAGTAACAGCCCTGCGGGAAGAAATCGGACAGATCAAGGATAGCGCCAAGACCTGGCACGAAATGGACCGCTCCCAATGGGCTGATTTCTTTGGTGCCAACCCATCCTCATCAGGCGTTGTGGTGACGACTGAGACCGCCAAGCGCAGCGCCGCGGTGTATGCCTGCTGCAGGTTGATCGCCGGGGCTGTGGCGTTGCTGCCGCTTCCGATCTACGAGCGTACCGAAGGTGGTGGTCGGAAAAAGGCCGATCATGATCTGTGGTGGCTGCTGAACGAATCGCCATACCCGACCCTGACGGCTTGCTCGTTCTGGGAGTGGATGATTTCCTCAATGCTGCTGCGTGGTGACGGATTGGCCCAGATCGTCCGGGACCGAAACGGTCGCCCGGTACGGTTGATGCCGCTGCCGCGTGAGTGTGTCGCTATCGAGCGTGTCGGCGACACGCTGCATTATTACGTCAACGACGACGGCAAGTATTTCGGCCTGCAGTCGGAGGATGTCCTGCACTTCCCGGGCTTTGGCTTCGATGGCACGAAAGGCGAGTCAGTGATCCGCTATGCGGCGCGGCAGGCGGTCGGTACTGCGCTCGCGGCCGACGAGTTCGCGGGCGAGTTCTTCAGCAACGGTGCCAGTCCGAGCATGGTGATCACTTATCCACAGGGCGTAGCACCATCACAGGATCAGCAGGATCAACTGCGCACCCAGTTCACCGACCGATACGTTGGCCACAACAACCACCACAAGCCGATGCTGCTGGTGAATGGTGGCGACGTGAAACCGGTCAGTCTGTCGGCGGAAGACGCTCAGCTGCTGGAAACACGCAAATTCCAGGTGGTTGAAATCGCCCGGGCGTTCGGTGCGCCGCCTCACATGATCGGCGAGACGTCTGCCTCGACAAGTTGGGGCACCGGCATCGAGCAAATGTCGATTGGCTTTGTTCGTTACACCTTGGGTCCACACTTGCGCCGTATCGAACAGGAGTTGAATCGAAAACTTTGGCCGCGCTCCACGCGGTTCTTCACCGAGTTCAACCGCGACGGGCTGCTCGCCGGCGATAGCAAGACCGAGGCGGAAGTGCTTGGCAAGTCGCTCGGCGGACCTGGTACACAGGGCTGGATGACGGTCAACGAAGCCAGGCGCCTGAAGAACCTGCCAGCCGTTGATGGCGGTGACGAACTCCCTCTTTCTGTCGCTGCCAAGCAGCCGACTCCCAAAGCTCCAGAGGCTCAGCCAAATGAACCTGATCCAACTGTTCAAGAATAACCAGGGTGCGAAGCGCGAATTTCGCATTGTCAGCGCTGGCCGCGAAGCGACCATCTACCTGTACGACATCATCGGCGAAGATTGGTATGGCGGCGTTGCTGCGAAGGATTTCGTGCCACAACTGGCGGCGTTGGATGTGGACGTGATTCACCTGCGCATTAACAGTCCGGGTGGTGATGTGTTTGATGCGCGGGCCATGGCCATGGCGATTCGTCAGCATCCGGCCAAGGTCATTTCGCATATTGACGGTCAGGCTGTTTCGGCGGCCACCTACGTCGCCCTAGCTGGCGACGAAGTTGAAATCGCCGACGGTGGCTTTTTCATGATCCACAACGCCTGGACCGTGCAGATGGGCAACGCAGCTGACTTCCGCTCCCAAGCCGATCTGCTGGACAAGGTCGACGCCAGTATCAGTGCCGACTATGAGCGCAAGACCGGCAAGTCCTCTGCCGATGTGCTCGCGATGATGGCCGCCACCACGTGGATGACATCCGCCGAGGCGCTTGCAGCAGGGTTTGTTGACCGTGTGGCCGAGGGCAAAACCGCGACACAGAATCACTGGAACCTCGCCGCCTATGGCAACGCGCCCAAGGCTCTCACCGAACGCCCTGAACCGACAGTGGATCGCGAAGCCCTTGAGCGGCGCCTTTCCCTGCTCGAAAGAATCGCGCCTTAGGCCTCGCGCCATCGCGAACATCCAGCCCGCTCACGCGGGTTTTTTTATGCCTGGAGAAACATCGTATGACTATTCAAGCACTGCGCGAGCGCCGCAACGGCATGGCCATCGAGGCTCGCAAGTTGTTGGACGACACGAAGGACCAGAAGTGGACTCCCGAACACCAGACGAAGTACGACACCCTGACCGGTGAGATTTCTGACCTCGACGGCCGCATCGAGCGCGAGCAGAAGGTGCTCGATCTCGCGGCGGAAAAGCACTTCTCCGAGCCGGCCAACAAAAAAGGTAAGCGCGACACCGAAGATCTGCTGTCGGAAATCAGCATCTTCGACACCTGGACCCGCCGTGGTGAAAAAGGCTTCAGTGCCGAGCAAGCGGCGAAGTTTTACAACACCATGAGCACCACCACCGGGTCCGAAGGTGGTTACACCGTGCCTTCTGCTGTGGCCTCCAGCCTCATCGATTCGCTGAAGCTATTCGGCGGCATGCGCGCTGTGGCTGAACTGTTGAACACTGCCCAGGGCAACCCGCTGAGCTTTCCCACCACGGATGGCACTGCTGAAGTGGGTGAGATCCTGGCGGAAAATGCCCAGGCAACCGGCGCTGACCCGGTCTTCGGCACGGTCGGGCTCAACGTGTTCAAGTACAGCTCGAAAATCATCGCGGTACCGATTGAGCTCTTGCAGGACAGCTCGGTTGATATCGAGGCGTTCATCCGCAAGCGCATCATCGAGCGAATTGGCCGCATCACCAACCAGCACTTCACCACGGGCACCGGTACCGGTCAGCCGCGTGGCATCGTCACCGCTGCGTCGTCGGGCAAGATCGGTACCACCGGGCAAACGCTGTCGGTTGTTTACGACGACCTGGTCGACCTGCTGGAATCGGTGGACGAAGCCTACCAGTTGGGCGGCAAGTGCAAGTTCATGTTCAGCCAGTCGCTCCGCAAAGTGCTGCGTAAGCTGAAGGATACCGCCGGCCGTCCAATCTGGACTCCTGGCTACGAAGCTGGCATCA